AGGTGTCGACGCCTTGCTCGACATCTATCCAATCTTCGAGGCCTTCCAGGCGGGCTACGTCGCCAAGGCACTGGTGTTGGATCAGGAAAAAAACGTCTCCGCGCCCTTGCTGACTGGCACTTCAGCGGGGGCGATCGATACTGCGAGGCTTGCGAAGCCCTCGAGGCTTACGAAGCCCGCGGGGCCTGCAAAGTCCCGTGCCCGGAGTGCCCAGCCAAAATAAACCGTCCCCAGACCTTTGAGGGCGCGCAGGTCTGGGACCTCGTCGGAAGGCTAGGCGGCCAGCTGCGCGCCACAAACCAGACAATCCTCGGCTGGGACATGGGAGCAGCTCTCGCCATGGCGCGCGCCCTTGGCATCAATGGCCTCGCAGCGATGGAGCTGCTGCCCGAGATCGAAGCCGTCATGGTCAAACGCGTGAATGAACAGATTGGAGGGCTGGATGGCCGATAAACGCGTCTTCGTGCGCCTCGCAGCCGTTGGCGGACGACAAGTAAAGGCGGAACTGACCGGCATTGGCGACGCTGGGGCCCGTGGCCTCGGGCGGCTGTCGCGTGAGGTCGATGTGGCAAACGCGCGGCTTGCTGCCTTCACCCGCCGCGCCACGATTGCAGCCGCCGCTGCAGGGGCTGCTGTGGTGGCAGCCGGTGCTGCGATGATCCGCTCCGGACTGCAAACCATTGACCAAACTGCCAAACTGGCGCAATCGCTGGATACAACCGTCGAAAGCCTGCAGGTGCTGGAGCGTGCCGCTGACCTCTCGGGCGTCTCCATGGGCAATGTCGAGCAGGCCACGGTGCAGCTGACACGACGGTTAAGCCAGGCTGCGGCCGGTGCGGGTCCTGCCGTCGATGCCCTCGACCGCCTTGGCCTGTCGGTCAGCGAGCTGCAAAACCTGCCGCTCGATCAACGCATCGCTTTGATCCAGGACCGGCTGGCGGAGTTCGTGCCGGAGGCCGAGCGCGCTGCTGTCGCCTCGCAGCTCTTTGGCGATCGCGCAGCCCTCGTGTTCACCCGCATTGATACCGCAACGCTGCGCCAGGCCGCCGCTGATGTGAATGATTTCGGCATCGTCGTCTCCGAACAGGATGCGGATCAGATCGAGCGCACCAATGACGCGATCTCCCGCCTCGGTCTGATCTGGCGCGGCGTGTCGAACCAGCTGGCGGTGGCCGCAGCACCCGCGCTTGAAGCAGTAGCGGAGGCGCTGGCGGCCATGGCGCGCACAACCGGTCCTGTTGGAAGCGCCATTCAGGGTCTGTTTGAGAACATTGGCCGACTGACCACATACGCCGTGACCTTCGCAGGCGTGATGGCAGGCAAATGGGTGGCGGGCCTCGTTGCCGCGACCTTCTCGGTCAGTGGGTTGGTGACCGGTCTGGTTTTCCTGCGGGCGGCGCTGATCCGAACCGGCATCGGCGCTCTGATCGTTGGCGCAGGCGAGCTGGTCTATCAGTTCACGCGGCTGGTTTCTGGCGCGGGCGGGTTCGGCAACGCGCTGGACCTGCTCAAGGTCGTGGCGGTTGAGGTCTGGGACCGAATATCGCTCAGCGCGGATGCAGCTTGGGCGCGCGTGGAAGCCGGATGGGCCACGGCGCAGGCTGGTATTTATGACGGTCTGCAAGATGCAACAGCGGCGGTGGTCGGCTGGGCAAACAGCACCGTCAACACCTTCGAGGGCACGTTTTTGGCGGTGCAGGCCATCTGGGGCGCGCTGCCGGATGTGTTCGAGCGCGTTGGTGCACTTGCAATCAACGGTCTGGTCGAGGTGATGGAGACCGGCATTGCGGGCATCACCGAGGCGGTTAACGCCGTTTTGACCTTGGGCGGTCGACGTCCCGAATGGGCCATCGCCGCCCCTGATCTCTCGGAATGGAAGTCTGCAGTCCCGGAAGCCGTCAATCTGGGAGAGCGTGCGCGGGCAGCTTACGACAGCGCCTTCTCGGACAATCCCTTCCAGGTGCCTGAACTCTTTGGCGGCATGGCAGATGATGCGCGCGGTCGGGCAGCAGGCTATTCCGAGGCGGCAGGAATGCTGTCAGATGCAGCTTCGCGCCCCATGACCGCTTGGCAGGCGCTGAAGGATGCCATTTCTGGTGCGGGCGATGAAGGCACAGCGGCGCTCGAAAGTGCCGCCAATTCAGCGGACCGGTTCAACGATGCGCTGGAGGAGACCGAAGGACAGGCCGGGCGCGCAGGTGGTGCGGCAAAGCAGGCGGGTGCCGACGCAGCTGAGGGTGGCGAGGCAGCAGCCACTGGCTGGCAGGCGGTTGTAAACGCGGTCAGCGAATATGCCGACAAAGCCCGCGATGTGGGCGCGGACATCGGCAACGTGCTCGTGAGCGCATTTCAAAGTGCGGAAGACGCAATCGGCAACTTCGTCAAGACCGGCAAGCTGGACTTCAAAGGCCTTGTCACATCGATGATCGCGGACCTTGCCAAGCTCGGGGCGCGCAAGTTTATCCTCGGGCCCATTGCCAATGCACTCTCCGGCGCGCTCGGAAATCTCGGCGGCATGTTTGCCGGTGTGTTCCACCAGGGTGGTATGGTCGGTGGTCCTGCGCCCTCGCGCATGATCCCAGCCATGGCTTTCGCCAACGCGCCGCGCCTGCACAACGGCGGCTGGGCCGGGCTTAAATCCGACGAGGTCCCGGCGATCCTGCAGCGTGGCGAGCGCGTACTGAACCGCCGGGAAGCCCAAAGCTACAGCAGCGCGGGTGGACCGCGCGAAAGCGCCCCCGTCGTCAATATATCGATCCAGACCCGCGACGCGGAAAGCTTCCGCCAATCGCGCACGCAGGTCGCAGCCGATATCTCGCGCGCAGTCTCCATGGGCCGGAGGGGGATGTAATGGCGTTTCACGAGGTGCAGTTTCCCGACAACATCAGCCGCGGCGCGCGCGGTGGGCCACAGCGGCGCACGCAGATTGTTGAGCTGGCATCGGGCCGCGAGGAGCGCAACGCCAGCTGGTCCGCCTCGCGCCGCCGCTACGATGTCAGCTACGGGATTCGCCGCGTGGATGATCTGCACGCGGTGGTCTCCTTCTTCGAGGCGCGGCTGGGGCGGCTCTACGGGTTTCGGTTCAAGGACTGGGCGGATTACAAATCCTGCGCTCCCTCGCAGGGTGTGTCCGAGATGGACCAGGTGATCGGCGCCGGGGATGGTGAGACCACGGTGTTCGCACTGACCAAAGCCTATGGCACTGCGCCCCACATCTATCAACGCCGCATCGAAAAGCCGGTGGCCGACACAGTTCGCGTCGCGCTTGGCGGAGCAGAGCAGTTCAATGGCTGGTCCATCGATAATGACACCGGGATCGTCACGTTTAATGCAGCTCCGGACTCCGACGTCTCCATCACAGCTGGCTACCAGTTCGACGTCCCCGTCCGCTTCGACAGCGATCTGATGGATGTCACCCTCGACATCGAACGCCTCGGCTCGATCACCTCAATCCCGCTGATCGAGATCCGACTGCTGTAATTTATCCTGCCTGAGGCGCTGTACCTGACCCAGCGGGCCTCGCAGGCCTGACGCGACCCACATTCCTTGTTCACGGAACCACATCCCATGCAAACCTATACTGCCCTTGAACATCGCCCTGGCGATACGCCTCAGCTGTACGACATCGACGGCGGGCTTGTTGCGCAAAACGCAGACGGCAAAGTCGTCCGCCTCAATTCCAGCCAGCAGGTCACAGCCGTCGCGCCAGTGCCGATCGAGGCCGAGGAGCGATACGCGTTTCGCGCGGTGTTTCGGCGCGCCACAAACAGCCCTGATCCGTCCGACGATGCCATTGCTTGCGGCATCGACTGGCTGGCGGCCGACAAGACCGCACTTTCCACCACCACCATCGAGACCATCCTCAACTTCACCGTCGCGGATGGGCGCCGCGAGGTCCGCACCTCGGTCGTGGCAGAAGCCGATGGCCCCTCCAGCGTCGTGGCTCCAATCGGCGCACGCTACGCGGTCCCATGGGTGCGCACGTTCGGGATCAACCACGCCACAGACGTCGAGGTCTGCAGCCTTGAGCGGCTGCCCTTTGTCTCGATACCCGTCGCGCGCACATTCTATGTCACCATGGACGGCAAGGACCTCAACGAGGGCTCTTCGCTGACCGCACCCCTGGCCTCCATTGCCGAGGGCCTCGCGCGCGCAGCAGCCCTCGCATTGCCTGCCATCGTGATCGTCCAGCCTGGCGAATACGTCGTGCCGCCAGATACTGTGATCCCCGCCAATTGCGCCCTTTACGGCTATGATCTGCGCGTCACCAAGCTGAGCCTGCCGCCGGGCCAAGAGGTGAACAACATGTTCCAGATGTCCAACGGCATCAAAGCCCGCGGCTTTACCTTCTCAAACCTGCGCCATGAGCCCTACACCCTTGCGGG